TCTATAAACCAAACCAAGGACAATTTAATGGCAGGCAAGTCACCAACACAATTAACATTAGCGAAACTTCAGAAGGAAAATTATCCTCTAGTTCAGATAGTGGAAAAGTGGAATAGCTGGGGAAGAGTAAGACAAGATCTTTTTGGTTTTATAGATGTATTAGCTATTGACGAAGAAGGTAATACAGTAGCTATCCAGACCACTTCAGCATCAAACGTATCGGCACGGATCAAAAAAATTGCTGATAGCGATAATGTTAAACATGTACGCAATGCAGGCTGGAAAATATTGGTCCACGGATGGTATAAACAAAATAACCGTTGGCATGTTAGAGAAGTAGATGTGTCATGAAAGTAACAGCCATTCAAACAAAAGCATATCGCATGAAGGATATGTTGTTAGATGTAATAGATGAAGATGAAATTATTACTTGCAAAGAAATAGCTAGACGTGTAGGCCTTAAGTTTAACGATATTAAATTTGTAGTAATTAAACTTGTAGAGTGGGAATTGTTATGTGAGAAAAGAGGCGGCAAGTATCTTTTTTACCATAAACCTAAAAAACATTATCTCCAGGAGCTTTATCATCCAATGCCAAACTTTAAAATATTAAGTGTTTATAGACATACCGCAGATCAAGATAAGCATAGCGTACGAAACCCATATAGAGGCATTCAGTCTTTTAATGCTAGTATCCTAGGAATTCAACATGATCCATATTGATAGACTTATGCAGATATTAGATGACTGGGCCTTATGGATGAAGTCGGATAATCACCGCCTAGGTTATCCATCTAAGTCACTTGGACTCTCTTCAGGGGGAGAGTCTACAGTTGACTCGTTTGATGAAATGATAGGTATACAAGACCTTTCTAACGTCCATGTGGTCGACTCAGTCATTCATAGCTTACCTGGAGAGCAGCAGGATGCTATATACCACAAATACCTACATTCTAAGAAGCCTATTGCATTTGAATACAAATTAGAACTAGCTATGGACAACCTTTTAACTATTGTTTCAAAAAGAATTAATGCTTAACATCTTGACAAAACCCATTTCCATGGTAAAATATCACGCAATGGGATAACTACGCCCATAAACTCCGTAACTCTCCGTAAACCCTATCTTAACCGGTAGGGTTTTTTATTTTATGCGTCCCAAAATTTGCAGTACATGCGGCCAGCCGTATGATGACACCGGCTACGAACAATGTCCAGAGTGTCAGTTTGATCACACTTTTATAAGGATACCAAATGAAGAAGCCAACCACAAAAATGGGCAAAGCCAAAAAAGTATCAAAAGTAATGAAGGAGTGGAAGGCAGGAACTCTTCACTCAGGAAAAAAAGGTCCAGTAGTAAAGTCTAAAAAACAAGCCGTAGCTATCGCACTCAGCGAAGCTGGTATGTCTAAAAAGAAAGGTAAATAATTATGCCAATGGTAAAAACAAAAAGTGGAGTTAAAGCATTTCCATATACAGCAAAAGGTAAAATGGAAGCTAAAGAGTACGCAAAGAAAACAGGTAGCAAAATGGCTGCTAAGCCTATGAAGAAGGCTGCTAAACGTGGCAAGTAAACCAGGCCTATACGCTAACATCCATGCTAAACGTAAAAGAATTGAAGCTGGCTCTGGTGAAAAGATGCGTAAAGTGGGATCTAAAGGTGCGCCAACTGCTAAAGCATTTAAGCAGTCAGCTAAGACAGCAAAAAAGAAATGATTAAAAAGGGTAAAGAAACATTCTCAGGTTATAATAAACCTAAGAGAACTCCTAGTCATCCTACTAAGTCACACGCAGTATTGGCTAAAGAGGGTGACAAGGAAAAGCTTATACGCTTTGGTCAAAAAGGCGTAAGTGGTGACAAAACAAATACAGATAGAGCCAAGTCATTTAAAGCAAGACACGCTAAAAATATTGCAAAAGGAAAAATGTCCGCAGCATACTGGGCTAACAAGGTTAAGTGGTAATTTGTATAGCAAATTTTAACAAAAATGCAATACTACAGCGTAGCTTATAATAAATGCAACACAAAGCACTTTGTATATAATATTTAACTATTTTTTACACACAAATGGTAAAACTAGACATATATGTAGGATATGATGGCAAGGTAGAACCAATTGCTTATCATAACTTTTGCCAGTCAGTTATAGAAAAGTCATCTATACCGGTAAGTTTTACACCATTAGCATTAAACACTTTAAAAGACTACGAAGAAAAGCATACAGACGGTAGTAACGCATTTATCTACTCACGCTTTCTAGTACCATATCTAAACAACTTTAAAGGTGTCGCACTCTTCGTAGATGGCGATATGATATGCAGAACAGATATAGCAGAGATCCTAGCTAACTTCAGTAATGACGAAGCCGTTAAAGTAGTCAAGCATTACTATACAACAAAGCATCCAGTTAAGTATCTAGGTGCAAAGAACGAAGACTATCCTAAAAAGAATTGGTCAAGCGTTATGTTATGGAATTGCTCACATTGGCTCAACAAACAACTAACGCCTAAATTTGTCCAAGAGCAAACAGGTAAATATTTACACAGGTTTGAATGGCTCAAGTATCCAGAAGAACAAGTAGGTAAGCTAGACGAAACATGGAACTGGCTAGAAACAGAATACGAATATAATCCAGATGCTAAGTTAGTGCATCACACATTAGGCACACCATGCTTTAAAGACTATCAGAATACAGACTATAGTCAAGAATGGTGGGAAACATATCAACGGATGATCTATCCACTTAAGGGTAAAAACAGAGAAAGCGAACTATAATATGGCAGATCTAGCTAAACAATTAAGACAATTACAAGATGCTCAAAGGCTAAGAGAATTGGCTCAACAATATGGTTACAGCCAACAAGACATTAACACGCTAAGACAGGCATTACCTCAAGCAGCAGGTGCTATGATGCCTCCAGCTCAAATGCCACAATATGTACCACCTACTATTCCACAAGGCATGACACCGGCTGACATGAACGCAATGAGACAAGCAACTCCACAACCTGCTCCTGCACAAATGTCACCATATATGCAAAACTTAACTAACCCAGGCATGACAATGCAACAAAACTACATTGATCCTGCTATCATAGAACAAATGTACTATAGAGGGCTATTAAGCCGATAATAATAGAGGGCAACCAACCTATTAGGAGTTGCAAAACAATGGATAACGAAGAAAGAAAAAAACTAGCAGCAGAACGTAGCTCAGAAGCTAACAAAGGCAATACACATTCTAGTAAAAACAATAGGTTATGGGCGGAAACACTTAGACGTGCTGTTATTCAGTCAGACGCTGAACGCTTAAGACAAATAGCAGAGGCTTTATTAGACAAAGCAGCCTCTGGTGATGTATCCGCTATCAAAGAACTAGGTGATAGAATAGATGGTAAGTCAGTAGCAACTACAGAGTTGACTGGCGTGGATGGATCTAATTTACCTATTAGCATTGCAATAGACTTTGTAAAGCCTAAAGATGAAGGTTAATGCAACATTCCCTGAGAAGTTAAACTTTCTATTTGAACCACACAGATATAAGGTCAGCTACGGAGGGCGTGGATCTGGGAAGTCATGGTCTTTTGCTAGGGCCTTACTTATACAAGCAGCTAATAAACCGTTACGCATACTATGCGCACGTGAAATACAAAAGTCTATCAAGCAGTCAGTTCATACATTACTTAACGACCAAATACAGTCTTTAGGTCTAGGAGCTTTCTATGAAGTCTTGGAAGCAGAAATTAGAGGTCTTAACGGTAGCTCATTTAGCTTTACTGGGTTGGCTACTAATACTGTGGAAAGTATTAAGTCTTTTGAAGGATGTGATATTGTCTGGGTGGAAGAGGCACAAACGGTATCAAAGAAGTCATGGGATATTCTTATTCCTACAATACGTAAACCAGACTCAGAGATCTGGGTAAGCTTCAACCCTAATATTGATACAGATGACACATACTTGCGCTTTGTAGTAGAGCCTCCAGAGAATGCTAAAGTAGTCAAGGTCAACTGGCAAGACAACCCATGGTTTCCGGATGTTCTCGAAGTTGAACGTCAACATAGTTTAAATACTAACCCTGACTATGCAAATATATGGGAAGGTGAATGTAAGGCTGCAGTAGATGGTGCTATATACTCTAACGAAATAAGAGAGGCCCAGGAAGCCGGACGTATTACTAACGTACCTTATGATCCAATGCTTAAGGTTCACGTTGTTATGGACTTAGGATGGAATGACTCCATGTCAGTTATCCTATGCCAAAAAGGTGTATCAGACTTACGAGTTATTGGATACATTGAAGATGATCATAGAACATTAGACAGTTATTCATCTCAGCTAAAAGCATTGCCATATAATTGGGGAACTATGTACTTACCTCATGATGGCCAGTCTAAAGACTTTAAGCATGGTATATCAGCAGAAGATATTATGCGTAAGTTCGGATGGGATGTTAGAATTGTACCTCGTATGGATATAGAGGCCGGCATCAAGATAGCCAGGATGAACTTCCATAGAGTTTACTTTGATAAGTCAGCTAGTAGACTTGTTGACTGTTTAAAGCATTATCGCAGAAGTATAAACTCTGCAACTAACGAACCTGGTGCGCCATTGCATGATGAGTATTCTCATGGAGCAGACGCATTCAGATATTTATGTACCTCTGCAGACGGAATGAAGAACGAGTCATGGTCTAGTTCAGAGATACAATATACAAACTTAGGAATTGTTTAATGAAGATACAAGACTCAGAAATTGTTGCACGTATAGAGGAAGAAGAGAATATAGCGTATGGTGTCAATGACGCTACTCTATCCAATGATCGTGCTGAAGCTATCGACTATTATCTAGGTGAACCATTTGGAAATGAAATTGAGGGCAGATCTCAAGTTGTTTCATTTGACGTTCAAGATACTATCGAGTCAGCATTACCACAGTTATTAAAAGTATTTGTATCAGGTGACCAAGTCGTTAAGTTCGAGCCTAAAGGTCCAGAGGATCAAGACGCTGCTGATCAAGAGACTGACTACATTAACCATGTGGTTATGGAAAAGAATGAAGGTTTCAAGATATTCTATGTATGGTTCAAGGATGCGCTTCTATCTAAAAACGGATACGTTAAAGTTTACGCTGAAGACGAAGAAGAAGTAGAAGAGTATGAATATGCTGGCCTCACAGATGGCCAATTACAAATGTTAGCTTCAGATGAAAAGACTGAAGTATTAGAACATACAGCATATCCTGATCCTAGTGTAGATATGAATGCACTCATGGACCAAGCATTAGCTATGGGCCAAGATCCAGCTACTATTATGCAACCTATGCTTCATGACGTTAAGCTCAAGGTTACAGAAAACAAAACAGAAATTAAGATAGAGAACGTAGCACCTGAAAATATGATGGTTTCAGTTGATGCTAACGGTCCATCTTTAGATGATGCACGCTTTGTTCAACATAGAGAGATCATGTCTCTATCTGATATTGCTGAAGCATTTGACAAGCCATTAGAATACATCAAGTCTATCATGTCAGACTTACGTGATACGTTTGAAGAAGAGTCTAACGCACGTGATATTTATGATGAAGAATATGATAGAGCATTGCTATCAGATGAAGCTCTACTTAAAGACACATACATTAAGTTAGAAGGCGAACGCTACAGAGTCGTAGTATTAGGTAATACAGTTCTCTATAAAGAGAAAATGGAACACGTACCATTTGCATGTATTACACCAATGATCATGCCACATAGACATATCGGTAGATCTTATGCTGACTTAACTATGGACATCCAGTTAATTAAGTCTACATTACTACGTGGCCAATTAGATAATATGTATCTAGCTAACAATGGCCGTTATGCTATCTCTGATCGTGTAAACTTAGATGATATGCTTACATCACGTCCAGGTGGTATTGTGCGTGTAGATGGTGACCCAGGCTCAGGTATTATGCCTTTATCACATCCTCCATTACCAGCTTCTTCATTTGCTATGGTTGAATACATGGATAGCATGAAGGAAAAACGTACAGGTATTACTGCTTATAACCAAGGCTTAGACGCTAACAGTTTAAATAAGACAGCGACTGGTGTACAACAAATTATGACTGCTGCTCAACAAAGAGTTGAGTTAGTAGCAAGAACATTTGCAGAGACAGGTGTTAAAGACTTATTCAAGTTAGTCCATCATTTAGTTAGAACTACATTAACTAAACCGGATATTATCCGCTTACGTAACAAGTGGGTAGAAATAGATCCTAGAGAATGGGAAGACCGTAAAGACTTATCTATCTCTGTGGGCCTAGGTGCTGGTAATAAGGATCAACAATTAGCACACTTAGCAACTATTCTACAA